TTGGGCGGCTGCAAATATTTAAGCGCCTCCATAAATCTAATACATTCGGAGTGCTACTTGTCACACGCTCCATCAAAGTGCAATGACCAAAGAGCAATGGCCCTAATTCATACCCCGCTATACTCCAAGGTGCTGGCTCAACTGTTGTGATCCAGTTCATTAACTCGCATCGTCGCTGATGTCGTTGGCATACATCATGGCAGTAATGGACCATTCACCAATCCCGCCAGATGTCCGGGTTTTCTCAGCGGTTTCAACCATCCAAAGCCCTTCGCCATCTGTATGGGTGTCGGTCAATGTTGCGTTCGCGTCATCACTGGCCACTTCAAGCCATTCGTCATAGGACACAACCAGCTTGTCTCCTACGTCAACATCATAAGAAAACGCGGTTTCTGCTGCGCTCTTAGTAGCCCCTGACACAAAGCAAGTCATGGTCAAGGTTCGCTTCTGGTTAAAGATCACCTTGCCGGTTATCTCACCATTGCCATCAAGAATGTCCTGGCTATCTGCCGCTTTGGACATTCGCACATCTTGCAAGTAAACGCTTGTTTCTGTGCTGTCTCCTGACTTGATAAGTTTAGCTGTGCCGCTACCTAACCCGAAAACTACCGGGTTGCCTTTTTGAATTACACTCATTGTTTATCCTTTGGATTTGTTTAAAGATTTGCCTCTGCCACCAACATTGTCATTGTGAATACTTCCGCAATTAATCCGCTCTGATCATCAATTGCTGTTTCTGGACCGTTCCGAGAGAATACCCCCAGGCAACTGAAGTCTGAAGCCTTGCCGCTTAACTGGGTTTCAAAGTCGTCGTAGCGGATCGCGTCTTGCACCATGTCAACCGCCTCGTCAAATCTGGCCGTGCTGTTTGGTTCTCCTGCTTCGTCGATCTCATCTTGAATTGAGATTGTAACGTCAAGCGATGTATTGCCGCTACCAAGTGGCATTTCTTCGCCGCTATCAGCAATCACAACAACGCAAGGGTGCTCTTTGATCTCTCCGCGCGTGCCGGTGTAAACAAGTCCTGAGTAATACGACTCAAGGAAAGCTTTCATTGCTTGTTCTGTTTTACGTCGTGCGCTCATCGGGCATTAAATTTGTTGGCGTCCTTTTGCATTCGTTTAGCTGTGAAGGTTCGCATATCATCGGCGTCATCATTCATGGCACGTTGCAAGGCAGAGGAGCCAACCTTAACCGCACCCGCTACTTGATTGACGATTTCAGCGGTCGGATTTAATCCTTTCCTTGCTGGTCTTCCAAAACCCTTGGGCTTCCCTTTGACGTTTACCCTTGGTGTTCGTCTAAAAACTTTTGCATGAGGCTGTAAGTCGTTCACCGCTCCAAGCCAACCTGATTTAATGAATCCAATGGATTTTGCTCTACGTTCCTTCAATTCCTCAACCGCTTGTTTCATGTCGTCACCGTAAAGGCCAGGGTTTCTCCCTGCATTTACCAGAATCGCAGCAAGTGGGGCTTTAGGGTTGGTACGACTTTTTACTTTTAAGTCTCGTTTGATTCGTGCCTTTTTTGCTTTCGGCGTGTGGCGAATAGATTTAAACGCAATATTGACCGCTCGTTTATTAACGATTTCCGGCAAGGTTCGGCTGCTGACCTTAATGTATTGCCTTAAGGCCGCGTTGAATTCGCGCGTATCAATGTTCAATTCAACTGCCATGACGCTTGGTTAAGTTCAGTTGGAAATGAGGGTTGTTTTTTACCACTGATTCAATCTTGTATTGAACCCCGGCAACCTTAATAAACGCGCCAAGTGTTGGAATAACCGAAGCGTCCGCCCATTGTTTGCGGCTTGTGGTAATTGCTGCTTCGTATCCTTCCAGAAAGCCGCCCGGTTCCAATTCCTTTGAATCCGTTCTGCTTGTAATCGTTCCCCTGTATTTACTGCCTATGTAATCAAAAATGACTCCGATTTCCCGTTCAAGTTCAAGTTGTTGGTCGTATGCTTCACGGTCGTGTATGCCTTGGCGGTCAAATGTATCAAGCTCAGCCAGTGTTGTGTAATCAGGGCTGCCGCCGCCAGGCGAATTCAACGCGCTTGTGAAAGTATCAACGCGGCTCAGTCCGCAACCATCTGGAACGTTAAGCGAAACCGTTACCGTGTTTTCGTAATCGCCAGCCTCATCGGTTCGTTGGGCGATATATGCAACCGAGCTGAATTGCCCCTCGTCGGCTGTAACCTTAAACAAGCGGCCAGTATCAATCCACGTGTAGCCTTCGTTGATTGTCGTCCAAACAGTAGGCGCGGCGCCAGATGCGGTTTCATAAAGAAACCGGCTGTTTGTTTGTGTAATCCTATTGGTGGACATAATTCAAAAAACCCAACCCACCACGCTGGCAGGTCGGGCGCTTGTCGGGCTTGACGCAACCATGCGAGCTTTAATTCTTCACTTTACCCTTGGGCTTTTGTCCTGTTTGGGCTTTTGGCGTGGCGCTGACTTTTGCCAGGTCGCGCCGCTTCCAATATGGCGGCTTACGGTAAACTTGAATTTGTGAATATTTACCAGACGGGTTTTCGGCTTCGGTGAGGAATCGCTGCTTGCATTCCTCTGCCGTCCCTACGAATAAGGATTCGGCTTGACCGTCCGGTTTGATACCAACAAGAAATGAGGGTTTATTGACCATGTTATTATGCGCTTAAAATTCGTTTTAGTGCGGTGGCGTTACCTACGGAAACACCGTAAAGCAACCCCATTGAAGTTTTGTATTGTCCCAAGTCTCGTTCATACCATGAACGGAATTGAATTGGTAATCCTGTCTTTGGTTCCACTGCGTTGATTACTTGAACGCGCGGACTTAAAGGGTTTGCAACTTGCCGGGCCGCTATCAATAACGCGGAAGGATGGCAAACAAAGCCCATCAGGTTTTCTGAGTTGGTTGGAATGTCCTGGTATTCGTTTATGCCAAATCCATGAATGAAGCCCGCGCTGTGGTCCCGAATTGCTTCTGGTGTGCCATATGCAGCGGCGTCTTGAATTGCAGCATCCTTCTGAAGACTCGCGTTGTAGGTCGGTGGCAATAGGGCTGACCGAACCGACTTTGGAACCTTGGCTGTTGATAGTGCGCCAGCCATGTCTGCGAGGTCGTCACTGTCGAAATTTGCGGCGGTAATGACTGAATTGGCTGAAAAGTTGGCGTTGGTTACAAGTGCAAGCAAATCATCCATCACCGTTTTGACGGTGGCCTCAACCGCTGGCTCTACAAATACGCGTTGCAACCAGCCTTCGTTACCAGCCTTGGAAACTTCCAAGTCAGTGAAACCGTGGACGTGGCCTTTGAAATTTGAAAGAGTGATGGCCTTTGCTGTGCTTGTTACATCTTGCACATCGTAGCCATCACTCAAATCCTGCGTTGTTACACTTGACGGCACGCGAGTTGTGACCGATTGCCCTTCTTGGTTTATTTCCGTCGAGAAGTCGCGCACAAATGCGGACAAATGAAAGAAATTGCTACCAAGGTAATCAAGGGTTTGTTCGGCAATCGCTGCAAGATTTACGCCGCCAAGTGTATTTGCCATATTTTAAGCAGATGTGATGCGCTTAAGCGCGGTTGTGTTACCAGCGGCAACACCGTAAAGCGTGCCAATGGAAACCTTGTAAGAACCCAAGTCTGGATCATACCATGCGCGGAACTGCAAAGGTAATCCGGTTGTTGGGTCAGTCACGTTTTCAACTTGCAAACCTGGGTCGGCTGGTGTTGCTGGTTGCCGCGCGGCCAACAGTAACGCTGAAGGATGCAGGGCAATTGCCGCAAGGTTTTCCGAGTTCGTTGGAATGTCGCTGTATTCAAACGCATTGAATCCATGTATCCGGCGAACGGCGTGATCTCTGACCGCATCCGCTGAACCGTAGCTTGATGCGTCTTGAACAATCGTGTCCTTTTGAATACTCGCGTAATAAGTTGGAGGCAGAAGCAAAGCGCGTTCGCTCTTTGGAACCTTCACCGTTGACAAGTCTGCGGCTAAATCTGCCACTTCATCAACGTCAAAGTTTGCGGCGGTAATGACTTCGGCGGTTGGTGAGTTGTAAGTTGCAGCAACAACCAAAGCCAATAGGTCGTCCATGACAACATTCAAAACCGACTCAAGCGCGGGCGCAATGAATACGCTTTGCAACCAGTCAACATTACCAGCCTTGGAAACTTCCAAGTCAGTGAAGCCCATCACATGGCCCTTGAATTTATCAAGTGTAATAGTCTTCGCTGTGCTGGTCATGTCCGTTACATCATAACCATCAGACAGGTCCTGAGTCGTCGTACTTGACGGCACGCGAGTTGTTACAGACGTTCCCTTTTGGGCAATGTCTGTTGAGAAGTCGCGCACAAATGCGCGAAGCGGATGAAACTCATAGCTTAAATAATCCAATGTGTCATTGGCGATTTGAGCTAGATTAATTCCGTTCAGGGTATTAGCCATTTATTTACTTTCGTCGAGGTTTGATGTTTTCGAGATAAAATGCCCGTCGTTCCTTTTGGTCAGAAATGGCTTCATGCTCGGTCCAAAGGTCTTCCATTGATTTATCAACGGTGTTTACTTCGGTGTTTTGGTTGTCCTCGACTGATCGCTCAACGCCCACTTGCGACAAAACCTTGACGGCTTGTTGACTGGCGCTTTCCTGCTTTTCTTCGAGAGTCTGATTAGCTTCTGTTAGAAGCTGAATTTTTCCGTTTGCTTCATCCAGTGCGGTTTGATGCGCGGCTTTCTGGTCGGCCAATTCTGTTGCATGGCTTTCCTTCAGCGTCTCAATGGATGCCTCAATTGAAGCTTTGCTTTCGTTTGCAGAGCTTAAATCTTTTTCAAGAACCGCAATCTGTTGGTTTGCTTCAATCAGGTTTAAAGTTGTGCCTAGAATTTTCATACTTACCTTAATGGTCAAAAGTCCATTTAAGCTAATAATCTCAACACGTCCGCTGTGGAATTAACCACGCCAGACGCCAAGCCCGCTTCTACTGCTTCGTATCCTTCAAAAACCTGACCTTCCATATTTTCAGTTGGTATTGAATGCTTTAATGACACTTCAGACTTGAACCTTGCATGCCATTTATCAACGTTGGTTTGCAGTCTTTCGCGGGCGTCTTCGGAAAGCGGTTTGAATGGTGCATAATCAAGTTTGTGTTTCCCTGCGCTGATCGCGTTGACCTTGAGGCCCATCTTTTCCAGAAATCCGGTTTGATCCAACAGCGCGACGTAAACGCCAACGCTCCCAACCTCTGCGGTTTCTGAAACAAGAATATTATCGGCCTGTGACGCTATCCAATAGGCCGCGCTTGCGGCGGTTCCTTCAGTGTAAGAAGTCAAAGGCGTTTCAATTGCCCTGATCCGTCCCGCCAGTTCGGGCAAGCCCGTTACGGTTCCCCCTGGGCTGTCAACGTGCATTAGAATATGTGTAACGTTTGGGTCAGCGTCAGCATTGATTAAAGCGGTTTCAATGTCATTGTAATCCGACATCCCAAACATCTTATCCCATTGCGTTAAGTTCTTGCCTAGTGGCCCATGAATAGGAACGACCGCCACTGACCCTCGCATGAGATACCCCGTTTCTGCGGGCTTATGGGCGCCCTCAACATCAAAATCAATCGCGGTTAAATACAGTGTTTGCAGATAATCAGGGCTGATTGCCCAGAGGTCAGTTGTTATCTGATGAAG